AAATCCGGAAATGTAAGGAAATTGAGTATTAGTAGCACCAGACCAAGAACTTAAGAAAGGTAAACGACTATCAACAGTTATTTTTCCATAACCTGCTTCATTTTCTAAAATAATATCCAGAAAACCTTTAGTTTTTGGCTGTTGTGGTAATGTAAAACTTAAATAATTTTCATTAAATAATGTAAATGTGGGTATTATTGTTCCAAAAAATGGTGGATATTTTCCGGACAATGAATTAATAGCAGAAAATGGATTATAAAAAGAAAAGTTATCAAACATTCGAATGTTTGATGCGCTCACATAAACATTTTTTATATCATAAAAAGATTTTCCAAAAACATTAATTTTTATTTGATTTGCGGATAATGGATTGTCAAGCGCAAAAGCCCTGTAAGGATTTATTTTTCTTGGTTGTGGTCTGGCAGAAATTGTATGCCATTTTGTTTCATATGATTCTATATCTTCCAAAACAGGAGCATTTTTATCAACAGAATCTACTGCATTGTAATCAGAATTTATAACATATATTTTTTTATAGATTTCATCATTTTTTTTGAATAACCATCCTTTAATAGTAAAGCTAGTTTCTCCAACAATTCTAAATAATTGTGTTGGTCCTGCATCATTTGGATATGTTAAATTAACGTTACCGCTCCATAAAACTTCTGTCCTTATCTCGTAAGGAGCGGTAGAGCCTTGTAAATTTGGCAGTTTCCAAGATATTACAATATAAGGATCACAGTAAGGCGCAAAATTTGAAATAAGTTGATCCATATCGCTTTGATATTTTGTAATAAGTGTCATGTTTACTGCGATATTAACAGGAACTGGTTGTGGTATTTTTTTTAAAAAATCGGATTGTGTTATAGATGTGTTATAAGGTACATTAAATCCATCATTTTTATTGAAAACACGAGTTTGATCTCTGGATATTGATGCGATGCTGACAGCTATTGCTGGAATTCTTAAACCTCCAGGTGCGGGATTTTGCAAAGTATTAAAAATTCTTTGTTTTGGTCCATAAACATAAGAAACCTTGAACCCACTTAGAGGCGCAATTTGATTTTTATTTATGTCATATCTTTTAACAATAACATCATTAAAAGCACCTACAAATTGTTCTAAAAGAGTTTGTATTTCCCAATTATATGTATGATTTTTCACTCTAATTATTTATCAAAACTATACAAACCTGTCTAAAAAATGTTTTGGTAAATGTGATTTTTCTCTTTTTACTGCGTCTATAGCCACGCCATCCAATATGTATGTGATTGAATAATCATCTTTTGATCTGGTACAGCGACCTGACATTTGAATTAATTTATCCAACATTTTCATCGAATAATGTTTTGCATTTTTTTCAAACATTTTTTTGATTCTTTTTGAACCCAACGGCAAATATGGAGATTTTATAATAATTTGAAATCTTCCTAAATCATCATCTAAACTTATACCCGTATCCAAAGAAGGACTGACCATAATTGTCGGATTTGAATTGTTTTTATGTTCATTTAACAATATTTCATTAGATGTGACATCATCTTTTATCAAAAATCTCTGATTGTTTTTAACTTTATTTTTTAATTTTTCAGTAATAGCATTTGTGTGCGTATGAATAACTCCCTTTTCGTCTTTGTGCTTTTCACAAATAGCTACTGCTATATCTAAAACATGAGGTAAATTTTTTTCCATATTTGAATAAGAAAGTTTATATTTAGAACTGCAATATATTGGAGATTTTTTAGGATCAAATGATGATTTCCCTTCAAAATATTCATAATCTGTTATTCCTAAACTTTTTGCATATTCTTCTGGGTTGCTGATTGTTGCAGACATCAATAAAACTTTATTTGCACAATTAAAAACTTTTTTTGCTATTGGTTTTATATCATAAGGGGCAACAGTTATACCATCTTTGTCTTTTTTTTCTATCAAATAAGAATATTCTCCCCAATTTTCCACAACTTCAGATAAAGAACTGTTTATTCTATTCAATTTGGATAAACGAGATATGTCTCTGATGTATGTTTTATTAGATAGATTACTGTCGTCTAAATTGTTTTTAAGATCTTCACATGTTTTATCTATTTGTAATAAAACGTCCTGAAGCCAATATAAAGCATCTTTTTCATTATCATTTAAAAATTTTTTAAAATTAATTTTTTCAGAAGTCAAAAAATCATAGTTTAAATTTAAAGTATGTTTAGAAACTAATTCATCTTCTAATCCACTTGCCTCGTCACAAATAAAAATGTCTCGACGTTTTAAAAAATCTGGAAGATTAAAAAACACTCGATAATTTAAAATTGGACATATATCCGCCAACGCATTATTTCTTGCTATATAATATGGACACCGATTTTCTTCAAAACATGATTGTTTTAATTTACTAGAGAATAAACATGGAGCATTTTCTACGCTAAAATTATTATCTATATCGCAGCAATAATTGTTTTTCCCCTTTAAAACTGCAATATCTGAAAAAAGTTCTTGATATTGTTGCTGTAAAGATTTGGTAATTGTTAAAATAAATGCAGAAGTTTGAGATTCATTTAAAAAATCGTCTTCACAGACATAATTTCCATTTTTATCTTTTTTATAAATACTGTAATCTTTAATTAAATTTAAAAGATGCTGCTTCATTGGTTTTGATGATAAACCAACAGTGTATCCCACATGACTTTTTCCAGAACCTGTCGGGAGACAGGCAATAACAAATTTTTTATTTTTATTAAAACATTCCTCTATTTTCAATAAAGCTTCTTTTTGTTGTGAACGAGGAGTTGAGTTTTTTGGAAAAAAGTCTAACAAACTATTTTTGGAAATTGATGTTTTCAAGACTTTTAAGTATATCAAAATTTATAATTTTTCTCAAGCAAGAACATGGGATGTATGCATAATTTTGTGCATCTCGACCTAAATCATATTTTCCGTAACATTTTTTACAATTTGTTTGTGGTTTTTTCTTCAAAGGTATTTGTCCAATATCTAATAATTTAATATCAGAATTTAATAGTTCGTATAAAGTGCCAGAAAATACACTATACACCCAAATAGTTTTATTATGAGTTTCCATCAATTGTTAATATTATATCCCAAAATTTATTTCCTGCAACTTTTAATGGATATAAAATTAAATTTGTTTCAATTTCTGGGGCATATTTTGCCAATGTTTTAATTCGATAGTCAAAATATACTAAATTATCATCGGTGTGCAGTTCTACGCCATATGGAATTGGAAGTTCTATTTTTTCTTTATCTTTTTTAGCAGTATTCATCAAAAAAACTAAATGAAAATTTTTCTGATAAAATAAAATTAATTTTCCTCTTTTGTAAAATTTTTTACCAATATTAATTGAAATATCTTTTTGTAATAAAGATTTACAAGCAGTCTCTAAAAATGATCCATGAATACTCATATTATTTGTCCATAAATGCTTTCTTTTGATTAGTAGTCATTTTTGAAAGTACTTTATTGTAATATTCCCAAAAATTTTTTTGCTGTTGAGGTTGTGTTTTAATAGCAGTTACTATCATACAACTATCGGCAGGAACTGCTCTCCAGTCTTGCATAATTATATCCCAAACAACAACCAACCCTTTAGATTCTGCGTTATATGGTGAGCTAAGTCTTGGTGCTTTAAAGTTTAAAATTTCTTTACCTTCATCAGAATTAAGTAGCTGACCATCAAGTGTACACAACATTCTTCGAGTTGATGGAATTCTTAATTTGTTTCTCCGAACAAATTTTAATTCAACAACGGCATTTAAACATGCTTTTTTTAAATTGCCAACTGTCATTTTTATTCAACATCATTATTTGTTTTTGGTGTACAAATACCAAAAATTCTAGATTCATTTAAAAAAACTATATTTTTTAGTCCATTTAAATTAGCAACTTGAATGCCTTTATCATTCGGAAAAACTACATAATTATTTTTTTTGACGGATTGACACTTTGGACCCGCTAAAATTACTTTGGCAATTCTCCATGTAAAGTTTACGGTATTAACTGGAACCCAAATACTTCCCCTTTTAATTTCTGTTCCGTCTTCATTAACGTCTATGTATTGGCACATTAAAATATCATCCAACACTTTTGTTAATTTCCAGTCTTGGAGATTCATTTCATGTCCTAAATAATTGTCTAATTGTACTTTTCCGCCAATTTTATCTTCTTGTGGAGGTCTTGGTATCATAATGTTTTATTTAGAAGCAAGGTTTAATTCTTCAAGAGCATTTTCAAGAAAAAATAATTCTTTTTGAGACAATTCCAAAGAATTTGCCATTTCTTTTATGTTTTCTATTTCTTTTTCTTTTGGTTTTTTCTTTATATAACAAATTCGATCTAAATTTTTTGGCAAAATTGATTTATAAAATTTTGCCATCGCAAATATTACTATATTTTTATTCCAACGATTTCCGGTTGTATTTACAATTTGTGCAATTTCTGGATTGACCATCGACAACCATCTATTTAAAATAAAATTAGAATCTAAAATAGTAATCGGTTCTTTTTTATTTTTTTTAAGAATCCAATTTAAAGTATCAAAAAGATTATTATTAATAATTTTTTTCATTTATATAATGTTTTGAATTTTGATGCACTTTCGCTCCATTCTGGTGTTCTCATACTGTCTCCCAACCCAAAATGTGTTACTTTAATTGGATAAACGCCCATTTTTAATCTGTTTTGATTGGCTCTTAAACAAAAACTTATATCATAGTGATGAAAAGTGAAATTTTCATCAAATTTTGTATTTGTTTCTAACAATCTTTTTAC